CTCCCTTCAGGCAAACTTATTCTCACCATTCCATAAGGATCTGGAGCCATGCCAGAAAAGCTTTCAATACATACCAATTTTAGTGTTTTTTACGACAGCACTGACAATGATTCAGCTTTATCACAACACTCTATTAGTGTGTCTCAGCTATCTGCTGCGCTGGTGGGAATAAACGGTGCCATTCGTGAAGCAAATAGAATTGTGAATGGTGAAGAAGAGCCAATAGAAGTACGAATCGCTGCTGGAGGTTTTGAAGAAGGCTCATTTGGGATTCCTATCGAGATAATCCAAGATCCTGCAGCTATAGATGTTTTGAGAGCTATTGGTATTACTGTTTTTAATAGCAGCATAGTTTTAGGCGGAGCTTTAGGCGTAATTCAAAAGCTAAAAGGACGCAAAGTACGAAAAATAGAGCGTGTTAAAAAGGAATCCGGCTATACGCTTTCAGTTGATGGAGAAACAATAGCATGTTCAGCGACAGAGAAGCGTTTAGTGACCAGTAAAGCATTTCGAAAACATGTGGATACCATCTTTTCTGAGCCGCTGGAGAATTCGACAGCAGAGATTGTCCGTTTACAAATGCAAGAAGATGGTGAGAAAAGATCACTTGATCTAAATAAGGCTGTTGCGCAAGAATTCGCAGCCCCTGACGATATTCTCCAATCTGAAACAGAGCATGAAGACACATTCGTTACTGTCAGGTTTAAGTCGGCGTTCGCAGAAAAGTCAGGTGGTTGGATTATCGATATGTTCGGTAAAGACATCAAAGTTGAAATTCTAGATAAGGCGTTTCTGTCTAAACTGAACAGCGAAGATGCTGAGTTTAGTTTCGGTCGCAAGTTTGAAGTGACCCTAAGAGAAACGACTACAATAAAAGGTGGGATCGGTCGTAGAAGTAAGAGTTATGCAATTCTTACCGTACACCGGGAAGTATAAGAACCACGGTTGCCGAGGTGTCGAATATGTATGCAGAAGCGTTGTTTTGGCTGGGGGTCATTTTGGCATCTCCAGCTATTGTTATGCTCTCAAAAATGTTCGTCACATGGATTCTTGATTTGTTCATCAGTGATGAAACCGTTGTTATTACGCTGAAAGACGACGATGGCAATATCGTTGAAAAGACGGTTCATCTAGACAGATCTGACGAACTAATTAAACTCATGGACGAAATAAAATTATCAAGCCGCTCTCGTGACAATAAGGGGGCGTCGTTTTGACAGATTCAAAACCTCCTCAGGACTCTCAAAAAAGAACATCCAGGCTAGATAGCCCAGGTGCTGTAGCATCTACAACTGGAGGTATAACTCTTGTCTTGAACTTTGTTTTACCATTGGTTTTTGATATTCCATCAGAAAACAAAGTTGATCTAATGACAGTCACTCCTGCAATAGCGATTGGCTTAACTTGGCTGATAACTAGCTTATGGCAAGCCTATGGGAAAGACCCCCAGCGCGTTCGTAATGAAAGGCAATTAAAAAGAGCTATAGAGCGTGCTAAAGCTGATTTAAAGGATGAACACATCTCTGATGATGAGAAAATTCGCATAAGGTTAGACTATGAGCGTTATAGAGCTTTATTACGTGAACCGGATATCTTAGGACAGCATTTATCAACAGAAACATCTAACGACGGTTAAACCCACGCCTCCCCCCATGCCGCTAATCTGGCGGCATGAAGACGAAAAAACACCCTCTTAATCTCGCAGTACTATCCGCCACCGCTGAACCGGTGGCGGTGCTTTCGGTCGATCTGAATGCCGACGCCGGTGGCTGGCAGCAGTTGCTGCCCGCTGGCCGGTTTCAGGCGGTGGATGGTCGCCCGTTTGATGTGCATGGTAATCATTGGTACATCGATGCCGAGGTAGCCCAACAGTTAATCAGCCTGGCGCAGGCGCGCACCAATGATCTGGTGATCGACTACGATCACCAAACCCTCAAAGCAGAAGAGAACGGTCTGCCTGCCCCGGCCTCTGGCTGGTTTAAAGAGATGGAATGGCGCGAAGGGTCCGGCTTATGGATAAAGCCGAAGTGGACACCGCGCGCCACCGACTTCATCAAAAACGGCGAGTATAAGTTTCTCTCTGCCGTATTCCCTTATGACGCTGCCACCGGACGCCCCCTGCGTCTGCATTCGGCTGCGCTCGTTAATCGTGCTGGTATCGATGGCCTGCAGGCTGTCGAAGCCCTGGCCGCGCTTAGCCTCGCTAATCCACCCACTCACCCTAACGCAACACTACAGGAGCATTCCATGAATGAACTGCTGAAAAAGATGCTGGCCCAGCTGGGCATTACGGTAGAAGACGGCCAGGAGCCGGATGAAACCGCAGCACTGGCAGCGCTTAGCGCCCTGCAAACCAAGGCCGGATCGGTCGACACACTGGCCACCGAGGTGGCCGCCCTGAAGGCAAATGAATCAACCGGTGCTGTTGATCCCGCGAAGTTTGTGCCCATTGCGGTGGTCACCGATCTGCAGGCAAAGCTGGCGGTGTTGTCTGCCGAAGGGCAAACCACCCAGCTGGATCAGACGATCGCCAAGGCGAAGCAGGAAGGCCGCCTGATTGAATCGATGGAGGAGTGGGCACTGGATCTGGGCAAGAAAGATTTTGCAGCGCTGCAGGCCTTTCTCGACAAATCTCAGCCGATTGCCGCCCTGGCCGGGATGCAGACAGATGGCAAGAAACCACCCGCAGATACGCCCGACCCACTGGCCACGCTGAGTGCTGAAGAGAAGAAAGTCTGTCGTGAATGCGGCATCTCTGAAGCGGACTACCTGAAAACTAAGAATGGTGACAAGTAATGACCGCACTGACAACAAACCGAAACACCCCGCGCCGTGCGCAAGGCTCGCATGTTGACCCTATTGCAGCGGGTGCTGTGATCCATTCCGGCGCACTGATTGTGCTTAACGCAACCCACTATGCCGAACCTGCCACCGCCGCAGCCGGTTTGCGGGTGCGTGGTGTTGCAAACCATCCGGCGAACAATGCCACCGGGGCTGATGGCGCGGGTGATATCACCACCCTGAACGGTGCACACCGTTTTGCCAATGCCGGTGATATTGATCGCTCTCACATTGGCTCGACTGCCTACATCACCGATGACCAGACCGTGCAGGCCGACAATACCTCCACCTCTGCGGTGGGCCGCATTGAGGATGTCGATGCCTCGGGTGTCTGGGTGTTTATCGAGTAATCGGTAAATCCATCAACCGTCTTACTAATTCTGGAGAGTCCTATGGACATAAATGCCAATAATCTCAGCATTCTGAACACCGCCGTATCAACCGCGTTTAACAATGCGTTTGCCGGTGCAGAATCACAATATCAGCGCGTCGCTACGGTGGTGCCATCAAAAGGGTCGGCCAACACCTACGCCTGGCTGGGCAATTCAAGCCAAATTCGGGAGTGGCTGGGGCCGCGTGTGGTTAACCGCCTGAAAGAACATGACTTCACCATCAAGAACAAGAAGTTTGAAAAGACAGAAGGCATACCCCGCGATGTGATCGACGATGATCAGTTCGGTGTGTATATGCCCCTGTTTGCACAGATGGGGCAGGATGCCAAGGAGTTCCCGGATCTGCAGACCTTTGCTCTGCTGAAAGAGGGTTTCACAACCCCTTGCTTTGATGGGCAATACTTCTTCGACACTGACCACCCGGTCGGTAATGAGAATGTGGCCTCAGTTTCCAACATGCAGGCCGGTGCGGGTGAAGGGTGGTATCTGATGAGCACCAAGCGGGCCATCAAACCCATGATCTGGCAGGAACGCCGCCCGTTTAACCTGGTGATGAAAAACAACGCTCAGAACTCTGACCATGTATTTATGACGGATGAGTTTCTGTGGGGCACAGACGGCCGCTGTAACGCTGGTTTTGGCCTGTGGCAGCTGGCATTCGGATCTAAGGCTGACCTAACCCCAGACAACTTCAGTGCGGCCCGCACCGCGATGACTAAATTCAAGAACGATGCAGGCGCACCGCTGGGCATTGTGCCTGACCTGCTGGTGGTTGGCCCTGACAACATGTCAAAAGCGGAAACGCTGCTGGAAGCGATGAATAACGCAAACGGTGCCAGCAACACCAACTACAAGAAAGTCGACTTGCTCGTCTGCCCTTGGCTGGCCTAACCCCACACCGGTGATCCAGGAGGGGCTGGCTTAGACTTGCCCCCCTGAAACTGAATCAGGAGATCGAATGAAATGTCTGACTATATCCGCATCACATCTGCTATCCAGGGTTTTCGTCGCGCTGGCCTTACACACACTACCGAGCCGACTGTTTACCCCGTGGCCGACTTTTCTAAGCAGCAGCTGGCAGAGCTTGAAAAAGAGCCACGCCTGGTCGTTGAGTTTGTCGACGCGCCTCAAGCAGATCCGGCTGATGACTCGCAAGGGGCCGTGGGCGAGGAACGCCTGGCAGAGCTTGTAGTGCACATCGGCACGCTGAATAAAGAGGATGCCAGTCTCTGGAAGGCGGACGGCACACCCAAAGCCAGCGCCTACCCACAAGGTACCACGGCGGAAGAGCGTGATGCCGCCTGGGAAGCCTTTACCGCGCAGCTGGACAAGGCATAACCGATGTACGCCACCCGTGATGACATGATCAAACGGTTTGGTGAGGAGGAGATCATTCTCCTCACCGATCAGGATGCGAATGCCGGTGTGATTGATGATGGCGTGCTGAACCAGGCGTTAGCAGATGCCAGTGCCGAAGTGGATGGCTATCTCGGTGGACGTTACACCCTGCCGTTGCCATCGGCTCCGGCCGTTCTGGTGCGCATCTGCTGTGATATTGCCCGCTATCTGCTGCATGACGAACATGCGCCAGAGCGTATCGAGAAACGCTATGACGATTCAGTCAAGTTTCTGAAAAGCCTGGCAAAAGGTGAAATTGGCCTGGGCATACCAGACGAAGGTGACGCCAGCCCCAGCAACAACACAGCCCAAATCAGCAGCGATGGCCGGGTGTTTGGGCGTCGCAACAGTGGAGACTTCATCTGATGTTTCAGCTGCAGGATAACTACCTGATTGCAGAAGACACCCTGGTGCAGACGCTGGAAACGTTGCCCGAGCTGCGCAAGGTGTATCGCAGTTGTGATCTGGCCGAGATGAAAGAGCGCGGTCAGGTCACCCCGGCGGCACACGTTATCTATGCCGGTGACGCTGTGCCAGAAACATCGCAAGGTGGTCTGCAGGGCAACGTCACGCAAACATGGATGGTGGTCATCGCGGTTAGCCTGCGGGATGCCCGTAAGGCTGGCCCGCTGCTGGCTTCCGTGGTGCAAAAACTGGCAGGCGTACACAGCGAACTGGGCAACTTTGTACGCACCAATGCAACCTCGCGGCCCGGCTTTTCTAACGGCTTTGGCTACTACCCATTAGCGTACCAAATCAAATTCAAAACCAAAGGAGCACGCCCATGAGCGGACTACTGTTAGCAGGCGACGTTTATCTCGATCGCTTTGATGAAACCGGCAATTCCACCGGATTGGTTGGGCCATTGAACGCAACCCAGTTGCAGATCAACACTCCCTCTGAGACCAAAGATCGGGCATCTAAAAAGAAAGCGTCGTATGGCCAGGCGCTGGATAGCATCACCATTGCACAACCGAGTGAAATTGCGATCGCTTTTGATGATCAGCCCGCTGAGATGCTAGCGATGGCTCTCATGGGTGATATCGAAACGATCAACCAGGGTTCTGGATCGGTTGCTGACTCGCCTGTCACAGTGCTGAAAGCCGGTGTCTGGACCAAGCTGGTGCACAGCAATATCGCTGAAGCTGGTGTGAGCGCGCTACTGGCCTCTGATGACAGCCCAATTGCTGCCGCTGCCTACGAAATTAACTATGCGGCGGGCTTGATTCGCGCTGTCGCAGGGGGCGCATTGGCGGCGGGTGGCGATATTAAACTGTCTTACGATTACGCCGCTGTAACAGGTTCACGCATCAAAGGCGGTGTACGTCCGACCATTCGTGCGCGGATCTTCCTGGATGGCACTAACCTTGCCACCGGGAAGCCCGTGAAGTGCGATATCCCGGAAGCATCACTCGCCCCCTCTGCAGCGGTTGATCTGCTCGCCAGCGAGTACGTCAGCACTACACTGGGCGGGAAAGTGATCCTGCGCGACGGCGAAACCGCTCCCTTCTATCTTGATCAGGAAGGCTGATAACCGATGAGTGTGAAGGAAACCGCCCTCAGTATTCTGATTAAGGCCCGTGATTTAGCCAGCGTTCCGCTGGCTAAATTTCGTGGTGCGATTGAGGGGGCAGACTCTAGTACCCGGGATGCATCAAAGTCGGTCGATAAGTTTGGCAATCAACTGACTGAAGCGGATAAAGCATCCGGGCGGTTTATCGATAAAAGCGATCGGATGCGCGAAGCCAACGGGCAGTTTGTTAAGGGGCTGGAAAAAACCAATAAGACCCTGAAAAAGAACAAGGATGCGACAAATGCTGCCAGCGGTGGCATCTCATCACTCACCACTAAAGTTATCGCCCTGGCCGGGACGTATCTGGGCATCAATGCGCTGAAAAATGCGTTTAGCGGCATCATTGGCACCGGTGCACAGTTTGAGCTGTTAGAAACCCAGATAACCACGTTGATGGGATCTATTGAAGCAGGCAAAGAAGCCGTTCAATGGATCAAGGAGTTCACAGCGACAACCCCGGCAGAGCTGACCGGTGTTGCCGAGGGGTTTATCAAGCTTAAAGCCTTCGGTATCGACCCGATGAATGGCTCATACCAGGCGATTATCGATCAGACCGCCAAGCTCGGTTTTTCCCAGGAGAAAATGGAAGGCGTTATTCTCGCGGTGGGGCAAGCCTGGACAAAACAAAAGCTCCAGGGCGAAGAGGCGCTGCAGCTGATTGAGCGCGGCGTGCCGGTATGGGATCTGCTGGCGAAAGCCACCGGAAAAAACACGGTAGAACTGCAGAAACTCAGCTCTGCAGGCAAGCTTGGCCGCAAAGAGATCGCCCTGTTGATTGAAGAGATGGGGCGGGCATCTGAGGGTGCAGCGGCTGCTCAGATGAAGACCTGGAACGGTCTTTTCAGCAACCTGAAAGATTACTGGACCAATTTTGTTGGTTTGATTGCCGATGCCGGGGTGTTTGATTTTGCCAAAGCGCAGCTCGAAGAGATGCTGGCGCTGTTTGGCCAGATGGCTGCAGACGGGCGGTTGAAAGAATATGCCCAACAGATATCAGACTTTTTAGTCAGCGCTACGACTAAGACCAAGAAATTTCTGACGGATTCGGTGGGCAGTTTTGAAGAGCTGCTGGCGGGTGCCAGCAGTATTCTTGACTCGCTAAATGAGACGCTTGCAGGCACTAATAAAATTTTTGCCGCCCTCTCTATTGTTTTCAACGGCTTTACAGCCGGTATTAAAACCGTTGCCTGGACAGTCTCTTCAGCCATTGCTGCCATGTTGGATGCGCTGTCGAAAGGGCTGGGTGCTGTGGGTATGGAAGAAGCCGCTGCCCGTTACCGTATTGAGGCGGCGGGTATGCAGGGTGTCAGCAAGGCGTTTAAAGAAGCGCTGCAGCAGGATGCAGCGGATATCTCTGATGCCTGGAACACGCTGGCAAGTGACGGCCTGAAACCTCTTAAAAAAGCTGTTTCAACGGCAAAGTCAGAGATTGTCGGCCAGTTTGATGCGATCGCCAACAAAGCCAAAGCGACCAGTGAAGAGCTGCGGGATGCGTTTGTTGACAGTATTAATACGGCAAAAACTCAAGAAGATGTTGAGCAACTTAAGCGAAAATTTGAACAGCTTGGACAAGATGGCCGCATATCGACTGACCATTTGGTACAGGGGTTATTTATTGCCGCTGATGCGTTAGACGCCCTAAAGAATAAAGCCGAACAGGCCAAAAAAACCGTTAAAACGATGGCTGACGGTTTGGGCACTGAAACGACAGCGGTTAAAGAAAACACTAAGGCCACGACAGAAAATGCCAAGGCAGCCTCTGAAAATGCCAAGGGCAAAGAGAAGCACAACACCGCCCTGCTGGCAGGGTATTCATACGCGCTGAAGCTGGGAGATAAAACTAAGGCTCAGTGGGATGAACTCGGTTCTGCGATGAGTGAGCAGTGGGGCCGGATTGGTGATGGCTATGACAAAGTCATGGACAAGTTCCACTTTGGGACATTGCTTTACCTACAAACCCTGAAACAAGCCATCGGGTATGAGTTACACGAAGGCAAAAAAGTCATGGAGTCTTATAACCAGCAGGCCGCCGCTGCAGAGCGTATGGTCAAAGTGCTGGAACAAGGCGGACTTCAGGCCGCTGCGCTTGCCAGACATGGCGAAAAGTCTCTCAGTGCTTTTACCCTGCTGGACAAAACCCGTCTTGATAGTTTGCGCACCGCGATGGATGCCATAAACCGTGAAAGCCAGCAGTTAACTGACAATCTCAGCAGCACCGTGGCCAGCCTAAGAGATGAGCTGGCAGCCCTCAAAGGTGATAACGCATCCATTGAAGTGAATCAGTTTGAACGTCAGTTGAGCGAGCTGCGTACGGCACAAAAAGCCGCCCGTGATTCAGGCAATGCTGACGCGATGAAAGAGGCCAATCAGGCCATTCAGCTGCTAAAAGAAGCCCACCAGCTGCGTCTAAAAAACATCGAGCAGGAGAAAGCTCAGGCCCAGGTACAGCCTC